AGAATTTCAAACATGATTCTCCTCCGTCTCATCATTCTACACTATCCGCCGCAATCTGTAAAACAAAAAACTCCCCATCGTCCGGGAGCTTTTCGGTCATATCGTTAAAGGAGTACTAAGTATTATCTCAACAAAGCCTTTTTTACTTGATATCATTATACCACGACAAAAATGTGACATTCAGTGACTATTTGTGACTATTTTGCCAAAAATCACGAATTTTTCTTGAAATCGTCTCCCTGGCATACCCCAATTCCTCCGCGATCTGCTCCTGCGTCAACCCATTTACATAATACAGCCTGAGAATATCCCGGGTCTGCGAATCCTCGACCTGGTCAAGAAAGCCTTCCAGAAAAGCGATCTCCTGCTGGATCTGCCGAAGCTTCTGGTAATACCGCTCTTTCAGCTCCGGGTAATCCTGCTGGCCATAACCTGTGATCGTAATGCTGTGGGGCTTGCCTGTCCGATAGTCCTTTGCAGTGTCTCCCACGTATTCAGTTGTCTTGGCCGGCCGATCAAGCATCTCCTGCAGATGCCGTGCTTCACTGATCAGAGACCGCATTCTTTTCAGGCGTTTCTTTGTCATTACTGTCTTCCCATTTCAACATGTTTTCGGCTACCATCCTCAGCAACCTCAATGCAGCATATGCAACTCTCGCAATTCTTGTTGCATGGAATAAGATTCGGATTATCGGAATCTCCAATATAGCCCTTTGATCTTGCCATCGGCTCATCGCAATAAAGCCGCTCTTTCCACTTCTTGGCTCCTGCCATATGTATCACCATCCTTCAAATTTGATTCCTGTGCCTTTTTCGATCGTCTCCTGTAGTTGCTGGATCCGCACAATGTGATCATCCATATATTTTCCGTAGCGATTTGCACGTCTGAAGATATCACATGCCTGCTCATCAGTCAGGCCGATCTCATCCGATGCAGCCGATAAAAACAGTAGCAGTGCTTTCTTGGTTACATCATCGGTCACTTTGTTCTTGATCCTCTGCAGCTGCTTTTCGCTAACATTATGTTTCTGATTCTTCTTTTTCGGTTTCTTCACTCTCTTCATTTTCCGCCCTCATTCGCTTCAGGTGCAAATACACCGTACCTATGGCACAATTTAACTCATCTGCAATTTTGGCTGCGCTCCATCCAGCATTGTGAAGCGTCTTTATTTTTGCCACATCAAGTTTCTTTGCTCTTTTCCCCCGTTTCTTTTCGGGGGGGGGTATCGCACTGATCGGGTTCTGTAATTTCTTCGCGGTTTTCATCACGCTCCGCAATCAGCTCCTTAACATGCTGTAGCTTCTGCAAAGTCTCGTCCTGCTTTTTACTGGCATCCAGTTCTGCCACTTCTGCTCCGCAGGCAGCATACCCTGCCAGATCCACAAAGTTATCCTGTGTATACTTCCCGGTTTTGATCCGTGCCATTTTGAGCATGCCCATCATCATGGCCACATCTACCGCCGTAACAGAAGCTCCTATATATGTGCTCCAAAGATCTGCAATCAGCCCAAAATTATCCTCAATCTGACCGTGCTTGTCTCTTCGATCCTGGCATACTGTTTGAATAGCATTTTCTAAAATCTGTTTTCGAAACATCTTCTCACTCCTCTACTTTTAAAAATAATATTCCCAGTTTTTTATACGGCTTGTTTTTATGCAGAAGATCCCAGAAATACGGTTCATGAATTCCCACGATCTTTGCCAGTTCTCTCCCGGAATCAGCCACAAAACAGGGAAGCTCGTATTTATCTGCTGTTACTGCCATATAAAGCATTACTCTTCCTCCTGTCGCATTGCTTCTGCGGCTCTGGCGCGCTCCGTTTCCTGATCGATGCACATATGACATACCATAAATCCAAATCCTGATTCTGTATGGATCTCCAGCGACGTAAAGCTTTCTCCGAACTTTACCGGCCTCCCGCAGCCAGCACAGGCGATAATCTTTTCCGCACTGTCTTCCAGGAGCGAACACTTCAGCTCATCTTCCGGAAGAACATAGGGCCTATATTTTCTGTGATACGAATTCCATTTTTGAGCAACTCTGGCTCTGAATATCTTGCTCATTCTGCTTCTCCTTTCACCAGGATATCATCTCCGACATCCGTCACAAATTCCTGCCGAGTATGGATCACCACATCACCGGTATCCTCGTAAATTTCCACCCAGTAGGTATCGCCATCTGCATATCCTGTCGGCCGATCATCAGCTGACGCTGCTCCAAGACCGATCCCGATCCACACAAGCAGCAAGGCGATCACGGCCGAGAGAATGACCAGCAGCTTCCTGCTCATAGCTGTTTTCCCTCCATGGCTCCTTCAACCGGGACATGACGCTGCTCCATCACCAGCTCACTGATCCGGTAATAGTCCTCATCGTCTTTCGTCTGGACCAGCGCCCACTTATCATCCACAGCGCTTCGCAGCTCTTTTACTCTTCCCAGCTCTCCAAAATGCGGATTGCCAATCTTTATGATTTTTACTAAATCTCCTACGTACAGCATTACTTTTCTCCTTTGCCTTTTAAAACCTTTGATTCACCTTTCACTCATCCCCCAGGGACTCCATCACGATATAGATTCCCGGAACCTTTGCCCAGAATTTTTCAACATGCTCGGATGCCACCTGAGCATCGTTTTTGAAAAACCCCAGATCCTCCATCACGTCTTTTAGCATCTTCTCCAGGTTATCCGTATCCGGTTTGGTCGCTTTATACTCACCGTCCCTGTGCCGGCCGCGAATCGGAAAGCACCACTTCACTCCAAGCCACACGGGACCAGTAAAACTTTTTTTGGGAACATGCCTTGCCAGATGCGCCCGTAATTTTTCTCTTGCCTGTTTCAATTCAGCAGGCTCATACACGACTGGTTTTCCATTTCGGATCGTGATGGATTTTTCCTGCTGCGTAATCGTTGGCGGCAGCATCGCCATAAAAAATTCAAGTCTCACGCTTCACCTCACTAAAGTGTTCTCTTTTGTCAAAAAATGTTATTGTCACAGGACAGGGAAAGGAAGGTAAGGGCGGGCAGCATTTAAGCCCGCCTTACTTTTCCCCTGTGACCGTCAGGGAAAATTCTTTATTACTCCCCTTTAGGGGAGTACCTTTTTCTTCCCTAGGGAAAATCTCGGTAAATTACCGACTTTTTCCCTCTGAGGGAAAGTAGGGAAAATCCTCGACTTTTTCCTTCCCTAGGGAAAATTTTCCCTTCGACTTTTTCCCTGTGAAAGAAAATTTTCCCTTCGAGAATTTCCCTGTCAGGGAAAGTGTTTCCCTTCGACTTTTTCCTTCTATTTTTTACCAACAACTCCATCATCGATCCAGAATCCTCCATGCTCTTTCAAGCGATTTCTTACAGTTTTTTCCGTCACTCCCATATATTCCGACAGTGCTCCGAGGGTAACTTTGCCATCAATACTGCATGCTCCATATGCCATTTCCACCGATTCTTTTTTCTCTTTTTTGCGATCTTCCGGCGTCTTTTTCTTCTTAAAATTTCGTTTCCAGCTCACCTGATCGCCGTCCGGCTGAACGTCCTGAAGGACTCCGCTCTGATCTAAAGAATGAGCCGGATAATCAAACCACAGATTCACCGGAGCAAACTTCGGAAACTCTCTGAGCGTCCCCTCGATTCGCCACGCGGTGAGGCTCTCTGCTCGCTTCTCAGCCATTCTTACAGCGGCTTCCGCATCCCGTGCCTGTATGCCCTCTAAATGGCTGTCGCAGGCTTTTTTCATCTGCACAGCGCTGCACATATCATCCTGGGACACATGATCTTCCCAGCTGTCCGAATACTTATCCAGCGTATCGATACACGCCCTACAGGAAAACTCGTTCTTTTTCTGCGTAAGAAGCTCCTCGCCGATCTCAAGCTCGATCAGATCCAGCAGAGCATCTGGGTCCCTTGCGAATACCCCGGAGCCCGATGCACGGTCCATGGAGCGCTTCTGCCCCTGGCCGCCCTTGCTGTGATGGTGGCAGTAGATCACCGCTGCGCCCAGGTCACTGCATACGATATCGAACTGGTTGCAGAAATGTGCCATCTCCGGTGATAACCTTATAGATCGGATCGATAATGATCGCGATGTAGTCTTTCTTGGCCGCCCGGCGAATAAGCTTTGGCGCCAGCCTGTCCATGGGCACGCTCTTTCCTCTCAGATTCCAAATATCGATATTATTAAGGTTTGCCGGCTTGATGTGCATGCTCTCATACACGTCCTTGAAACGATGCAGACAGCTCGCTCTGTCCAGCTCCAGATTAACATACATCACCTTGCCTTTTGCACAATTCCACTGCAGCCACTTCTTACCCTCTGCGATCGCTATGCAAAGTTCGATAAGCGCATAGGACTTTCCGGCCTTCGACGGACCTGCAAGCAGCATTTTATGCCCCTGCCGAAGCACGCCGTCAATGAGCGGCGGTGAAAGTGCCGGCAGATCATCCCAGGTATCAAGGAGACTCTCTGGATCCGGAAGATCGTCATTGACGCTTTCGATCCATTCTCTCCATTCCTCCCAGGACTCTTTTCCGATATTAGTCTCTACGAGAAACTGCTTTCTGCCGTTTCGAATGATTCCCGGCATCCGGGAAAGCCTCGAAGGATTCCTGTTCTGGCTGTCTATTTTCAGCCCGTTTTTTCTGCAGACCTCATAAAGATAATCAACGCGCTTTCTGTACTCCTCGTAGCTTCTGGCATCCACCTTTACGATGGCATGCAGGCTTTTCTTACCGCTGTAGACAAGGCACGCAACTGGAAGATCCAGCTCTCTGATGATGGCGTTCTGCTCTTCGATCTCCATATTGTCGGACTCGACCAGGGCAAAACGGTAATCAGTGACGTTTTCATTTTTCACGCCGCGACCATCCAGCGGATTGAACCGGATCCATGCACCGGCAGCTTCCTTATAGTCGCCGATCACTGCTCCTATGTCATTCTTATTTTTCCCCAGAAGTTCGATCAGCTCGCCAGCTGTCCGGTCATATGCTCCCTTGCTCGGAAGATACTTTCCGTCCTTTTCCCAGCAGCTGGTCACATATCCGACGTTTTCATCGCTATTAAAAAGCGTTTCCAGATATTTGATCAGTTCCCCTGCAGGATCCCAGTCAGCGCCCGGCTCATGGATTTCTTTTCCTTCCAGCCATTCTTTTTCGACAACGACCAGCTCATCCTTGGTGCTGATCTCGGCGTCCCAGTCAAGCTCCATCCCCGGATCCGGCTTCCAGCCTCTATCCTTTGCCATCTGCACGATAGTGCCGGCAGTAACCCTGGTTCCGGCCATCCCATGGAAGCTGTCCCATTTTTTCTGACACTCTCCATTATGGTAGCGTTCCCGGTCAGCTTTGCTCCAGCTGTCCCAGTCAGCTGCCGTATAACCGTCTTCTTTTAGACCCATTCCTATCGCAAGCCATTCCTCGTAAGAAAGATCTCTAGGGTCTATATATTGAATTAAATCTACCAGGCTATATTTTTCCATGCCGTTTCTCCTTCAGTCTTTGGCGGTATATAAGTGTGTGGATCAATGGAGTTTGGAATTCTCCAGCCGTTTCCTGCGATCCGGTCGATCAGATGCTTAGCCGCAGTAAATTCCCACGTCCCAACATGCTGAAAACCTCTTCCTTCCAGGAAACGGATCTGCTTTGGCGTTGTAAGTCCTGCTTTTTTTCTGGCGTCGAGCCTGTTAAGGAGCTTTGACGCCTTCCCTGCGTTATCGATCTCATCTGGATAGATCCCAAGCTTTTCTAGTGCTTTGGTCTGCTTTTCAGACGGCGGCGCCATTTCCCAGCCAAAAGCCGGCACGTATCCGGACAAATCTTCTGCTTGGATACTCATCTCAAACTGCAGCGGATCCACAAGCTTTCTCTTGCGCGTCCTCATCTGCTGCAGCTGCTTGGCCAGAGACTCTTCACGCTGCGCTACTACATCTTCTGCAGCCTGCGCTTCTGCCGCTTCGATATCTACAGGTGCCGGTGCATCCTTGATGTTTTCAGTCATCTGCTTTGCTACTTCTTCATTTTCACAGATCAGGTGTGCCGGATGACAAAGTTCATGCCGCTCGGTATGCCACAGAAAATCCAGAAGCAAAAGCTCTGTTTTTCCAGTCTGCGGGGAAAGACGTGTACCGCGTCCTACCATCTGGCAATAAAGGCTCCGCACCTTTGTCGGCCGGAGCACCACCACACAGTCAACAGACGGACAGTCCCAGCCTTCTGTAAGCAGCATGCTGTTACACAGGACGTTATATTTTCCATCATCAAAATCCTGCAGCACCTGCGCCCGATCCATGCTCTCGCCATTTACCTCCGCAGCAGCAAAGCCTGCCCTATTGAGCATCTTGCAAAACTTCTGGCTCGATGCGATCAGCGGCAGGAACACGACAGTCTTCCGGTCATGACAAACTTTTCCCATCTCTTCTGCAATTTGCTCCAGAGCTGATATCGCCTGCCTTGAAGTCTCCTGCCTGCATGCTTACTGAAGACAGATCCAGTTTTAACGGGATCGTCTGCGCCTTGATCGGACAAAGGTACCCCTCCTTGATAGCCTTGGGCAGCGTGTACTCATATGCCAGGCTCTCAAAATAGCTTCCGAGGTTCTTCATGTCTCCCCGATCCGGCGTCGCTGTCACACCCAAAACCTTTGCCCCTGAAAAATGGGAAAGCACCTTCTGATAGCTGTCTGAAATACAGTGATGCGCTTCATCTACGATAATCGTATCGAAGTAATCCGGATCAAACTGCTTTAAGCGTTTTTCTCTCATGAGAGTTTGTACGGATCCGACCGTTACCCGAAACCAGCTACCGATGCAGGTCTGTTTTGCTTTTTCAGTGGAGCAGTGAAGCCCGGTCGCCGATGCCAGTTTGTCTGCAGCCTGATCCAGAAGCTCACCTCGGTGAGCAAGAATAAGTGCCCTGCCGCCGGCTCTTACCCGATCTTCTACGATTTTGGAGAAGACGATCGTCTTGCCAGTCCCCGTCGGGAGCACCAGCAAAGTACGATCGACGTCTTCCCATTGCTCATGAACCGCCTGCCTTGCTTCCTGCTGGTATGGTCTCATTTCCATAGCCATTTAGAATTTCCCCTGTTCAAATGACATCTGTGCCTGCTGTGGCTGCGGCGCTGGCTGGCCAGATACCGGCTCATAGAATTTCTTGATTTCATTGAACGTCTTACCGTTATATTCTCTGATCCCGACTCTACATCTTCCTCGGGATCCCGGAACCATCGCCCAGTTCATTTTCAGCTTTTCGCCTTTTTTACGCTGCCCGATTCCTGTAAAGAATGCACACAGTAGCCCTTCTGTCTTAGTGTGTAAGAACAGCTGGTGCCGGATGATCGTCTCGCCTTCATGTCCGCTTGCATCTT